CCGCATCTTCAAATACTGTAAGTACTTCTCGCAGTCAAGCCCCTGCATGTTGTTAATGGCATCATCGCCACACGACATAACAAAGTGTTTCTTGTCATCATACGCAATCTTATTCCTGACCATAAAGTCAATCTTAAGAACTACCTGCGACCGTGAGTTTGCACTCAAGGTTAACAACAATCCACTCTTCATCACACCATAGCCGACTTGCCGAAAAACCTCACCGGTTCCAAGCTTCCAATCACACTTCATCATCGCATAATAACGATTACGAAATATGGTCTTATATCTATCAGACGTCTCCTCCCAATTAGTACAAAGGTTCTTGCGAACCTCCATATCAGCCAAAAATAAACACTCAGGCATAGTCATATCCCACGAACTAGCATCACTGTCCATAAAAAATTCACCCTCCCGTGAAGGAAGATTCATAATCATCTCGTGAATACCTTGATTCTTTAAACTGATACCGCACTTTGTTGGTATAGATTTGAAGTTTTTGACCTCGGCACTCAAGGAGTCTCCATACAAGCAGCGATCACAAAGTTGATCGATCACGCCACAATTATGAATACACCTAGTCATGTTCTCCTCAATCTTAGACTTCTTAGTTGGCTCATTCTTACCCGTTACTCTAATCGGATCAGAGGGAGGCATTTCCTCCTCCCTCCAACTTTCGAGCTGAACGAATCTCTCCTGAACCTTCTCAATCACACGCAATATAGTCGGCTCGTCAGTCATCCAGACACTGTTCGTAGTACACATCTGTCCCTTCGAGTTACTCCAGGTGGCAACTGGCTCAGCAGGTGACCCTTCCGGGTTAAGCTGGGCTATCTGCCTCCTGATGTTTTCCTCAGAAAATGGATCTTTCCGCACAACATAACTAGCGGGTGAGTAGAGTTCGGTGACTTTGTAGATCATCTCCTTCCACTCCTCCGCGCTATATTTATACTCAGTGGTGTTAATTCTTTCGGTGTGGTTCCTAAACGAAGAACGAACTTCCTCAATACTGCAAGTTGGATAGGTGTAACCCGTATCATAGCTTGGCATGTACTTTGTATTTTCGTATTCCGTCTTTGAACGCGCTGTAGGCTCATCATGGCGCAAAAAATGCACCCCTTTGAACTTTCCAACATCACTCCTAATCGACCTCTCACTACTTTTCTTCGGTACCCTTGCCGACTCCTCGTAAAAGAACGGGGAGCTATCAAAGATAGTAGGATCCATATCATCATCGTCATAATTCTTGGTTTTCCTGTCTCGATATGAAAACGCGTCAGCGTCCGGGCGATCATTATCCTCCCATTTGCTAACAGCGTCAACAAAGTCTTTCTCATTGTCCTCAATCACAATGTTTGCAACTTGGCTGTCATCTATTTCTTGATTGTCGAGATATCTAGTCAGAAACTGGGGGCTAACCCAGCGCTTTTCGTTAGGACCCTCATAAAAAAGGGCCCATCCACTCGGCATTTGACGTATGGGTATAAAACCTCGTTCAAGTGCTTGGTCAATGATGTGGTAAACAACCTTAGGGCTATACTTCTTAACCTTCATATTCCGAAAACTATGCTCGTTAAAACGGCGCGCTTTCTTGTGAAGTTTACACTCCACCTTACGTAGCGTCATCAAAACTTGCCTCGTCAACGGTTTATTTAAGTTCGTTAGTATGTTACCTGCAATCATAAACTTAATTCCTTGATTAACACCTAAATTTGTTGCATTGGTGTGGACAACTAGTGGCGTCTGGTTGTAATAACCAGCGCAACCAGACCACCCAGGCAACGTTGAAGCCTTATAGTACACATGCATCTCATCACGATTAAAAACAGTCGAAGAGGACTGGAACATTCCATTCATATCAACCGCGCCGTAAAAAACACAAGAGAACTCCTCCAAGGAGGAAACCTCAAGGTTCTTCGCGGGTGGTTTCATAGCACCTATCCTATTAAGAAGCACCATATCGACAGGGAACCAACTAAGGTCGTCGATGTGGTTTGGTGCTTCCTCCGAGTAGATATAATCCCTGACGGCAGATAATTTGACCGTAACAATTGGTATATTGTCAAGATCATTTTGAATCGGCACACAGAGAAAAATCTCATCGGTAGGCCAC